ATGTGGGATTAAAGGGGGATATATTATGCCATTTGGATATATAAAGAAAACTTATGTAGTGCAATTTTTGGGTTATGGATTTTTGAAACGTATCTATAATTTTGTTACGTGTAAGAATGTTTATGATGCCATTGAAACCGAAACATATGTGAGGTACGAAGCATGATTGAATATCCATGCCATAGATGTGAATACTGCAACACTCCATATGTCTGCGAACAGGCAACGTGCGAGAAATACCAACAATACAAAAGTGCAATAAATAGCCATGAGGAAAATAAGGAGGATTTATGATACCTGATAAAGTTAAAATAGGCGGTCAAGTGTACGCTGTGAAAATAGTTGATAAATGCAATGCCGACAATAGAAACACGGACGGTCAAATAATTTATAGTCAAGATACGATTGAAATACGCAAAGACTTAACAGGTGACTACCTTGATTATGTTTTATTGCACGAGATATTTCACGGGATCTATGAACATTGCGGATTTGAACAGAATGAGAATGAAGTAGACAGGCTATCAAAGGCCTTACACATGGTTATAAAAGATAATCCAGACATATTTAAGTAGGTGATACCCAATGGACGAGAAAGAATTGCGAGTAAAAGAGATACGGGCGAAGGTAGAAGCTAACCTTAAAGAGATAGAACGCAGGAGAAAAGAAGGACGGCTTGAACTATACAACACAGGAGAGAAGATACATAAAAAGCAGATAGCCTTTCATTCTAGTGCTAAGAGATCGAAGGCTTTTTTTGGTGGTAACAGGGTTGGAAAAACTGTCGCAGGAGCTGTCGAAGGTGTATGTCATGCTACAGGTAATAGCAGGTTTAGAAAACTCATAGCTTCTTCAGGATGGGTTGTCTCTCTCACGAACGAGGTTCAGCGTGATGTTGCCCAGAAAGAGATTCTAAACTGGCTGCCAAAGAGTGAAATCAAAGACTTTGTAATACGCCATGGCAGGAAGGATGATCCGGCAAACTCTATTATAGATAAGATCATATTAAAGAATGGTCAAACGATAGGCTTTAAAACTTGCGAACAAGGAAGGGAAAGTTTTCAAGGTACTTCGCAAGGCTGGATATGGTTTGATGAAGAACCGCCACTTGAAATATTCCAAGAATGCCAAATGCGTGTGCTTGATACCGAAGGTGATATATGGTTTACCATGACACCGTTGAAAGGTCTCACATTTGTGTATAACCTTATTTACCTTAATGAACGAAATGATCCTGACGTTGAGTATTGGATGGCAGAATGGGAAGATAACCCGTGGCTATCGCAGAATGAAATTAACAAGCTTGTTTCCACTATGACCGAGGAAGAAAGAGAAGCCAGACAGTACGGAAAATTTACTTCTTTATGTGGATTCGCTTTCCCTGAAATGCGGAAGGAAATTCATATTGTACAGCCTAGTCTTATCATACCAGAGTACTACAAACGTTTTGTCTGCCTTGACTATGGGCTTGATGCTACGGCGGTATTGTGGATATATGTTGATACCCAAAACAAAGCAAGGATATACAGGCAATTCATAAAAAAGAATCTTATTGTATCCGAGGCAGCAAAAGCAATATTAAAGCTGACAGGCAGTGAGAATATACACTCATTTTATGCGCCGCCTGACCTATGGAATAGACGAAATGACACAGGAAAGTCTGCGTTTACAATATTCCATGAAAACGGTGTCAAGCTTATAAAGACATCCAACGATAGAGAATCCGGCTGGATAGCTGTCAAAGAGTGGATAAGGCCGTATGATGCGAGAAATGAGCAAACAGGAGAAACTTACAGGACAGCCAACTTGACGATAGATGAAGGTGTCGCGCCTGATCTATGGAAGTCTATAACTAATATCCAAAAGGACGATAAAAACCCAAACGATGTCGCAACACAACCCCATGACCTAACACATCTTTTAGATGCTTTACGGTGCTTTTGTGTATCGAGGCAATCACCTGCTGTTATACCTGCGGAAAGCAATATAAAACAAAGCGGCGTATACGTCTACGGTGAGCTGAAGCAGAAGGGCTACAGTGATGCTAAAATCCGCATGATGGAGAAGAACGGAGAAATCAAAGTATTGGCAATGCCAAATAAAAAATAAAGGAGAGTTCTATGAAACCGAAAATTTTACTATTAGACGAACCCCACCCCAAAGCAAGGGCGATCATGGAGGAAGTGGCAGAGGTAACAAAAGGAAATGGATGGACTAACACATACGAAGGTATTTATACAGGGCTAACCTGTGTAGACACCAAAGACTATCCTTGCCTAAAATTTATCGGATGCCCGTGTACTGGAATCGACCACATCACAAACAGGAGCAACGTGCCAATAATCCACCTTGACGAACATTGGAAAGCCAATGAGGGCAGAGAAATAACAAGTACCGCCGAACACACATGGAGTTTGATATTGCAGTTGGCAAAGATGAACAGGATGCAGTTAAAAGGAAAGACGCTGCACATAATCGGTTATGGCAGAGTAGGTCAGCAAGTGGCGAAATATGCAGAAGCTTTTAATATGACTGTTGCTTTTAGGGATAAAGGCATAGACAACAAATGGCTAAGCATATCCGACATCATCACCCTTCACGTTCCTTTAGACGATTCTACACGCGGTATGATTGGCGAAAAAGAATTCGCAATGATGGAACTGGGGGCGTTATTGGTGAATACAAGTAGGGCTGAGATTGTTGACCATGACGCACTATTAACCGCATTATGCCAAAACAAAATATCTTACGCATCTGACTTTTACGACAGCAGATATGAAGGGCTAGGCAATGTTATTCAAACACCTCATATCGGTGGTAACTGCCTTGAAGCCAGAAAAGCTACAGACGTATACATTGCAAACAAAATTGTTGAATTTATTAATCAGCCGAAATTTACTTTTGAATATGATGGATTATAGGAGGATGCCAATGAGCATAGAAGTAATGCCTGTAAAATGTGTAAAATGTGGCAAACTTCTTCTTGAAGCATTGGGAGAGGTTAAGAAAATATGTCCCAAATGTGGGGCAACCACTCATGTAGTGGTTACAAGCAAAGGAATTATAAACTTAAGCACACCAAAATAAAAGGAGCGTGTCAAATATGGAAAATACAATAGATTTAAGTTTAAATGACTATTTAGATCAAAAGGAAAGTGAAATCAAAAATTCATTAATAGCAACCGTATATAATGTCGGCAAAATATTGAAAAACGTAAAAACAAGGCTTGAGGGCACAGATATTAACTTTATAGAATGGGTTGTTAAAGTTGGGATAAGCCCTGAATGTGCAAGAAACTACGTTAAATACTATGAAATAAACGAGCAAAACTGCGGTAAATTACAAAAGCTACCAATACAGCTTGTTATTGAATATGGAAAAGAAGATACTACACCTGAACTTAAAGAAAAGGTTTTAAAGGGCGAAGTCAAGACCGCCAAAGCTTTAATTGAGGTTAAAAAAGAAAACGCAAAGCTTAAAAAGGAACTTGAAAAAATCACACCCGAAGTTGATGAATTGCAAAATAAGTACGAAAAGGAAAAGCAAGAGAAATCAATTATTAGTAAAAGATATGACCAACTGTTAGAGGTAACAGCACAAAAGGATTTAATATTGGCACAATCCAATAAAAGGTTTGAAGCAGAAGCAGAAGCCTTGTTAATTGATATTGTTTCTTTTGTTAATGAAAAAATACCAAAAATTAAGCATTTTCTTTCAAAAACAGACAAGGAATACCAACAGGAAAGGGTTGAAAAATTTACATCAGAAATAAGCAAAACATTAGAATTGCTTATTGAGGTGTGATATGGACGAACTGACAATTGCTAAAATGCGGGTAATGCGTGAATCTGGAATGAGTTATAGGGTGATAGCAAAATATTTTAACACGTGTCATAAAACAGTTATGTATCATACAAACATTACGTATAAGGAAAGGGAAAAGGAAGCATCCAAGGAAAGACAAAGAAAAATAGACAGAGACATTATTTCAAAAAAAAATAAAGAGTACCATAACGCTAACAAAGAACGCATCAAGGAACGAAAAAAAGAGTATTACAAAACCAACAAGAAGTTCATAAATAAACGTAAAAAAAAGTATTGCAACAATAATACAGAGCATGTTAGAAAATTATGGAAGATACAAGGAAGAAAACGATATAAAAAAATACACCCCAAAACCGATTTAAAAATGCACATAAGAATATAAAGCGTCTCAAGCAGACCTGTTTCCCTTAATTGGGAGGCAGGTCTTTTTTTATTGCTCAAAATAATGAAGGGAGATACCGAATGAGTACACAAATTATTGGAGATTTTTGTTCAAACCATATGGGCAGCAGGCGGATAATGGAACAAGGCATAAAGTTGTTAGCGGAGGCGGGAGTAGACTACATAAAGTGGCAATCCTTCAACGCAGAAAAGCTAAATCCTGCATGGCCAGACTACGAAAAGTCAAAGGAATATTACCGAAGCGTTGAGTTATCTCCTAGTGACCACACTTTTATTATATCCAAATGTAAGGAATATGGCATGAAGCCGCTGTTTACGGCGTTTTCACTTGACAAGGCGAAGATGTTGAAAGAGTTAGGCATAAATATTGTAAAGATAGCTTCACCGGACGCAGACAATGAGCCACTAATGCAATACTGCACAGAGAATTTCAGCAATATGCTTGTTAGCTGTGGCATGGTAAGTAACAGAAAAGCACATGAAATAATCAAATATCATACAGCTTTTTATTGCGTATCCCGTTACCCATGCCCTAAGAATGAAATAGACTTTGACAAGATGGCGCTATTCGACGGCTTTTCAGACCATACAGCAGATATTGAATGCGCCAAAAAAGCTATTGATATGGGAATGGAGTACATTGAACGCCATTTTACATTAGGCAAGGATTTACCTGGGAACGATCATAAGTTTTCAAGTACAGTAAGCGAATTCAAAGAGCTGGTTGACTACAGGAACTACAAAGCAAAAATTCCGCTTTATAAAGGGAGATGGTCAAA